GTCCATTGTGTGGAAGTGAGGTTAAATAAATGAAAATAGGGCTTGTAGATGTGGATAGTCATAACTTCCCAAACTTGTGCTTAATGAAACTAAGCAGCTACCACAAAAAACAAGGCGACGACGTGGAGTTTTGGAAAGCTGATAGCTTTTACGATCGTGTGTATGTATCAAAAATATTTACAGAATCCCAGCTTCCGAAAATAGATAACGCGAAAGACGTAATTATAGGTGGAAGCGGGGTAGACCTAACTAATAAACTTCCGTACATCGTAGAACATGAAACCCCAGATTATACACTTTACCCACAGTATGATTTTGCTGT